TCCACGGCACGGCGAACGCGACCGCGGCTACGGTAATCAACTGGATGCTCTTCCCGTAGCAGGCGCTAAGGGAAAAAACGTGACCAGCGCCCCGCCTAGCGCCACAAGCGCGAGAGCGGGGCGTTTCACTTTGGGCCACACATGACGGCACTGGATCTGCTTCGCGACGCGCTCGGGCTCACAAACGCCGTTGGCGTTGACCAGACGCTAAGCGCTGACGAGATCACCGACAGCCTGCGCGTCCTGAACGACCTCATCGAGGACTGGTCCACGCAGGGGCTGGCTGTGTACGGACAGGCCAACCAGACCTTCAGCACCGTTGCCGCACAGGCGACATACACGATTGGCATAGGAGGAAACTGGGCAACGACGCGGCCGGTGAGGATCAATACGCCAGGGTACTCGACCATTCAGGGAGTCACGTTCCCGTGCGTGGAAATCACGCGCGCCGAGTACGACACGATTACCAATAAGGCGCAGCCTCGTGCGTACCCGGACTATTACCTGTACGTGAACGAGTACCCGCTTGGACTCGTCACGCTCTGGCCGGTGCCGGATGCGGTGACGCCGATCACGTTCTCGATTGACCGAGTGATTACGGCTGTTCCGACTGCGGCGACGGCGCTCTCGTTCCCGCCTGGATACACGAAAGCGTTCAAGTACGCGCTAGGTGTCGAGCTTGCTCCGATGTTCGGGAAGTCGATCACGAGCTACCCGGACGTGGCGGCGATTGCAGCCATAACGCTGGGGAACATCAAGCGGGCGAACACGAGCCAGAAGAAGCGCGTGATGATGAGCGACCCAGCGTACAGCGACTCGTGGCACTACGGCGGCGGCGACTGGAGAAGCGGCTGATGGCGCAGATTCAGCTATTCGGCCTCGGCGTGGTGTCTCGCTCACCGTTCGTCACTGCGAAGCAACTGGTGAACCTGTACGCCGAGAAACGCCCGCGTGGAGAGGCTGCGGCGCTTGTCGCCTATGGCACCCCAGGGAAGCTTCTATTCCACGAGTTCGGCGACACGCCATGCAGGGGCGGGCTCGAGTTTCCTCAAGGAAACGTGGCCTACGTCGTGCATCGCGCAATCCTGTGGGAGATCAATAACGCAGGTATCGCCACCAATCGAGGGACGCTGAACACCACGACCGGGCGCGTCTCGATGGATCACAACGGCGTCCAGGTCATGATCGTGGACGGCACTGACGGATACATCTACAACACCGTTACGACGGTGTTCGCGCAGATTACGGACGCGGACTTTCCGGCGAACCCGGTCACATGCTGCGTGCTGTCGCGCAGGTTCATAGCCAATTTCACGGACTCGAGCCGCTTCTACGTGTCAGACATCGACAACGGGCTCGCGTGGGATGCTCTCATGTTCGCAAACGCAGAGTCGAACGCCGACCCGATATTGGCGGTGTGGGCGAGCACCGGGCAGCTCATCCTGCTTGGGCAGATGACGACCGAGTTCTGGGGGAATAGCGGGGCGTTGGATTTCCCTTTCACCGCGCTTCAGGGAACGTCGAACGAGTGGGGCATCGGAGCGATCTGGTCGATTGCCAAGTACGACAACTCGTTTGCGCTTGTCATCAAGAACCGCATGGGCCAGGTGATGATCGCCCAGATGGGCGGCTACTTGCCGAAGAAGATTTCCACGCCAGACGTGGACTCGATCATCAATGGCTACCCCTCTATTTCTAACGCCTCGGCCTACAGCTACATGCTAGGCGGGCATCCGATGTACGTCATCAACTTCCCCTCCGCAAACGATGGAGACGGGGCGAGCTGGCTCTACGATGGCTCGACGAGCATGTGGAGCGTGCTGAAAAGTCATCTCCTCGAGCGGGACCGCGCGGAGTTCGGGTTCTCACTCATTGGAAAGCAGATCGTCGCTGACTACGCCACTGGGACGCTCTACCGTCTTGATGAGACCACATATTCCGAGAACGGCGCCTCTATCACCAGGGAGATCACTGGCGAAACAGTGGCTATTGCGGACGCGGCACTCTTCCCGGTGGACTGCCTGCGCCTGGAGATGGAAACCGGAATCGGTCTGACGAGCGGGCAAGGCGTGAACCCGCAGGTTGCGCTCTCGCTCTCGCGCGACAACGGCAAGACTTGGGGACCGGATATGTGGCGCACCGCCGGCGCGATTGGTGAATACGGTACGCGCGTCGAGTGGCGCCGGCTCGGCACGGTGCGCTCGATTGTCCCACGCATCCGTATGACCGACCCGGTGAAGCCGGTGTTCGTAGCGGCTTGCATCAATCCTCCGACATGAGCCTGGTCAACTCCCCGCCTACAACGGCCATCTCCTCGCTGGTCGGTGGTCAGCTCACGCCGCCATCCGAGGGCTGGCGCTCATGGTTCAACGCCGTCTACAACGTCACGAACGCGCTGACGATGAGCGGGCCTACAGCGCAGAGGCCGGTGAAGCTGCTGTGGGTCGGTCGCACGTACTTCGATACAACGCTCGGGCTTCCGATCTGGCTGGAGTCGATCACGCCTACGGTGTGGATCGACGCAACCGGAACTCCGGTATGAGCTTGCCGACGACCGTAGATTCCATGAGGCCAAAAGTGCTTGCGCTCGAGGCGCAGATGCGCGAGATGCCGCAGGTTGAACTGCAGACCTCGCACTGGTTCGCAGATGGCATGTACTGCCGCGTCCTCGAGCGACCGGCCGGCACGCTCATCGTCGGAAAAGTCCACAAGCGCGAGCACTTCTACATCGTGGCGAAGGGTCGCGTGCAGGTGGTCATGGATGACGGCGTGCAGGTTCTGGCGGCAGGCACGGTGCTCGTCTCTAAGCCAGGAACGAAGCGCGCGGTGTTGGCTCTCGAAGATTCGATCTGCATGACCGTGCATCGCACGAACAAAAAGAACCTGACGAAGATCGAGAAGGAACTTATCGAGGACGATCCGCTGGCACTGTTCGACGCCAGGAATGAGCAAAGGAAACTGAAATGAGTTGGATTGCGGTAGCCATCGGAGGCACGGCGCTGGTCGGCGGTCTCCTAGGCTCGAGAGCGTCACGGCAAGCTGCCTCAACGCAGGCGCAGTCTGCTAGTGAAGCGATGGATGAGCAGGCGCGTCAGTTCGACATCTCGCGAGCGGATCAAGCCCCGTTCATGGAAACGGGGGTGCTGGCGAATGCGCGCCTGCGGCGGCTTCTCGGCCTCGATGCCGGATATACAGGCGCAGACTCCGGCTCGCTACTTCGCAGGATCACGCAGGCGGACATCGACGCCGATCCTGTCTACCAGTCTGGACTCAAGTTCGGGCTTGACCAAGGGCGCGACGCCATCAACGCACGCGCCATCGCCGGTGGAGTGCCAGGCGGATACGACTCAGGGGCGACGCTCAAGGCGCTTACGCGCTTCGGGAACGACTACGGCAGCACGAAGGCGAACGAGTCTTACAACCGCTTCGTCGGCGATCAGGGGAATATTTACAACCGCTTGGCCGGTGTATCCGGTGCCGGGCAGACAGCGACGAATCAGGTGCAGGCCGCAGGGACGAACGCTGCGAACAATACCGCCGAGCTGCTGACCGGGGCTGGGAACGCCCGCGCCGCAGGAATCGTCGGTGGCGCTTCGGCATGGAATAACGCTTTAGGTGGCGTTGCAGGTGCCGCGCAAGGTTATCAATCAAACAGAATTCTGGAAGAACTCCTGAAGCGTCGCGGTGGCTACACTGGATATGGTGCTCAAGGGGACTACCAGTATGGCTAGAGAACCGCTGACCGCAGAACTACTGCGCGAACTACTGAACTACAACCCAGCGAGCGGCGTTTTTACTCGTCGCAAAGCGTGTAATGGGCATCGGGCCGGGGAAGTTGCTGGATGGACAGAGCATGGATATGTGCGCGTCGTTGTTGCTGGCGTGAAGTTATACGCACATCAATTGGCGTGGTTGTACATGACAGGCTCATTACCAAGAAACAAGATGGATCATCTAGACGGCAATGGACTGAATAACAAATTCTCCAACATCCGCGAGGCGACTGATGTTGTGAATGCACAAAATATACGAGCGGCACAGAAGAACAATCAACTAGGCGTGCTCGGCGTATATCGCAAACGCGACCGCTTCATAGCACGCATATATTTTGATGGCGAACAAAAAATTGTCGGTCGTTTCGATACGCCGGAAGAGGCGCACGCGGCCTATGTAGCGGCCAAACGCCGACACCACGAAGGCTGCACGATTTAGGAACCGCCATGCCTATCGACCCGCGCCTAATCTTGGGAATCCAGCCGCCGCAAATCCAGCAAGATGATCCGCTTGGGCGCTTCAGCAAACTGATGGCGATCAAGCAGGCGCAGATGCAGAGCGAAGTAGCGGAGCGCGGGCTGGCAGATGAAGAAGCCGTCCGCGGCGCGTACCGCCAGGCCGGTAACGATCCCGTCGCGCTGCGGGCGCTACTGCAGGGCGGCGGGCAGTACAAGGCCGTGCAGGCTCTGGACAAGTTCGGGCTCGAGCAGCGGGCGCATGAAGCGAACATCGGGCGCGACAGAGCAGCCGCATCAAAGTCTGGCTTCGAGGAGCACATGCTACGGCTACAGCACGGCGCATCCATCTGGGACACGGCAAAGGATCAACCGAGCTACGACAACGCGCTGCGCGTCGGGGTGGTGACTGGCGTGTTCGACCCGAAGGTGCTAGAGCACGCGCCCAAGGAATTCAACCCGCAGTTCATCGCCGCCATGAAGGCTGGCGGTCTAAAGGCTGCGGAGAAGTTGCAAGCCGAGCAAAGAGCAGCAGAACTCGCGCAGACCACGGCTCGCGATACGACGACGAATACGCGAGCCGGCGTGACTGCGGCCGAGACTGAGCGGCATAACAGGGCCGTGGAGGCTAACAACGCAGCGAGGGCGGCGAGAGAAACAGCAGAATCTCAGCGTCCAATCGTCCAGACCGACGCCGCAGGGAATGTGACGCTCTTGGACAACAAGGGGAATGTCGTCAAGAAGGTGGGAGCGGTCGGCAAGCCAAGTGCGGAGTTTATGAAGCAGCAGGCTGCAAAGAAAAAGCTGACCACGGATATCAATACCGCCATCTCGGAGCTTGAGAAAGCCACCGCCGATGGGGGTCTGATTGACAAGTCCACCGGAAGCGGGGCCGGAGCGCTGGTTGACATGGCGGCAGGATTCGTCGGCAGTGCTACGCCCGGAGCAATCGCTGTTGGACAGATGGCTCCGATCTTCGACCTTGTGCTGAAGATGGTGCCGCGATTCGAGGGGCCTCAGTCTGACAAGGACACGCAATCGTACAAAGAGGCTTCTGGTCAGCTCGCCAACCCGAACATTCCGAACCCTCAGAAGAAGGCTGCTGCAAAGGAGATCCTGCGTCTGATGAAAGCGCGGCGCGGCCAATTCGTGAGCAAGGATATTGTCGGCACTGACGCTGATGCCGGCGGTGGTGCGCCGTCAGCGGTTGATGCCGCGCTGGAGAAGTACAAGTAATGGCCGACCTAGCCACCGTGGAGGCCGCATTCCTGAAGGCTGATGCTGCCGGTGATATTCCTGCGGCCACGGCACTTGCGGGGGAGGTTCGTCGTCTGCGAGCTTTACAGCAGCAGCCACCTGCTCCGCTGGGAGAAACGCCCGGTGCTGGTGGCGTGAACATCCGCGGCGAGCGCGTAGAGCCGTCGCTGGCAGAAGACGCCTTCAAGGGCGTGGCTGACTTCGCGACAGGCGCCTCGAGCCTCATGCGCGGAGGTGCGAACCTCATCAAGTCAGGGGCCGGGGATGCGATCTGGCCGAAGTCCACCGACACCGGGGCGCTCAAGTTCGCTGGCGAGCTGGCCGACCCGGTAGCCTGGAGCATTGCTGGCGGCGCAGGACATCTATCCAAGATCCCTGCGGTGGGCAGGATATTCGCTCCGGGCGGCTATGCCAAAGTGACTGGCAGCGGCGCGCTTGAGGGCGCTAAGGCGCTAGGCAGAAATCTAGCTACCGGAGCCGCGATAGGGGCGCCCATCGGGGCGCTATCGGAAGGCGGTGACGCTGTAACTGGGGCTGCTGTAGGCGCTGCGGCGAACGTCGTGCTACCCCCCACGCTTGCGGTCGCAGCGAAG